AAGAAGGCACTAGCCAAGTACGATTGCAGTTGGCCACAGCATACGATGAAATTGACGGAGTAACAGAAACCACTGAACTAGTGGGCACTATTGCTTTCCACCCAACCGATGACTCGTTACTGTTGTTTACTGTGGACACAGACACTGCGCCAGCAAACACTCTAAGCCCAGTTGATGCTATCATTGATCCACACTCAGTTAATGTTGATAGCAATAACTTATTAAGTCCAGCCACAGGAACACGATATCTTATTATCGGAGAGATTGGCGCAGGAACTCAAGTATGGGGTAACTTCTCTGCACACGCAAATGATATCATTGAGTACAATGGTTCTAATTGGACCATTAGTCTTGACAGTACTACCCACACTCAGTTAGAATATGTTACTAACTTAAACACCGGTATTCAGTACAAATGGCTAGGCGGCAATTGGACTAAGAGTATCGACGGTGTATACCACGAAGGCGAATGGTCAATCATACTGTAGGCGTAGGAGCTTTATTCTACAGCCAGAAAACAAAACGTTATTTGTTTGTGTTACGCAACGGACACAAGCATAATGGCCATTGGGGACTAGTTGGCGGTAAGGTTGAAAAAGACGAAACTGCTATCCAAGCACTAGGTAGAGAAATCATCGAAGAGATTGGTCCAGTTGAATCAAACAAGATCATTCCCTTAGAACACTTTACTAGTGATAACGCTAACTTTGAATATCACACATATCTGGTTACAGTAGAGCGTGAATTTGTGCCTGAACTAAATCACGAACATAGAGGGTATGCTTGGACCAGCATTGAGGATCATCCTAAGCCACTGCATCCGGGTGTGTGGCGCACATTTAATTTCCAAAGCGTGTTGGAAAAGATCAAAACACTAGAGAGTATCTTATAAATCTACTTCGTTTACAAATTGGTTAAAATCAATTTGACGTAAGTTGGGTACCCACTTCCATTCTTCCGGAAGTCTGAATGAGTCAGTTGGTTTGACTCGCACAAAATCAACGTCAGGATACGTGTTAAAGACTTGCAGCATCGACTGAATATAGAACGCTTCGCTGTATCCATCTTTTAATTCCGGATATCCATTGGTATCTTGATACAGGTTGTAGCTATGCGTTGGAGTATCTACTCCGTCAAATCCCACTAAGTAGACTTTAGCGTGTCCGTCAAAGCAGGCCATGTATGCCGCCATCGCGCCGCTGTTCCAACATGGGTCTTGCGGAATATAGTATAGGCGGGTTGGATCTGCACTAACGTAAGATCTATTTGCATAGACAATATTAGCTGCTGTGTAGTTGCTATCCATTACTTCATTGAGAATTTCAGGTCTAGTAACAACCAAGAAATTTGGACGGAAGTCTCTATGCAGTGCATTACAACCGTATGTTTGCAAAGCGCCTAATGCTGGTACGCCGTTTTTGTGATGCTTAATAGCTTCAAGGTTAAACTTGCGGCGACTTTCTCCATTGCCAATTACTAGTGCCTTTGTCCCATACTGCGATGCAGTTTGACTAGGAGGAATTGTAATCTGCTCGGAGGTCCATGCTCCACTAGTTAGATCGCGAGTATCGTTAACTCGCTCTCCAATGTAGGTGCTACGGTATAATGGTTGTATTGTCTTCATACCGTATTTATTGCTTTACTTGCTATAGAAGTTATCGTACAAGAATTGGTAGTGAGTAGGCAATGTCTCAATATGTGCCATTACTTCTTCTTTGTGCTCTAGCCACTTATCGTAGATTGTGGCTCGAAGTTCAGGCGACTCGTGACGTCTCACATCCTCATATCTTATATAATTTGGCTCCACGGGATTGTATCCCTGCCCTGCTGCAATATACAAAATCCCGCCCATGTTGTTATCAAATGTTCGAGTGCGGTGCATACGCATACCCAAGTCAGATGCAGATCGTACATCGTGTGCCAATCCAGACAAGTTAATAGTCCCGCCCATCGCTCGTGAATACGTTAAATCGCCTGTAACTTCTTTCCAGTACGGAGTATCGTTACGACAGCTTAGTGCATAGTGCTGACTAATAAAGTCTTTGAATCCTAGAATCTGTTCTTGGAATCCATAGTTAAACAAATCAACATCGTAGTTACTAACAATGCCGTTACGCATTAACAGAGTATTGCATAATTTAACAATGCCTTCGTGTGTTAGCATCAGTCCTGTACTTTCCAGTGGCTCAATGAAGCCATTAGCAAGACCGATGCCCACTACGTTTTTAACCCATGCACGCTCATGAACACCGTGCTTGATCTTAATGTGTCGCACTTCGCATGATTCTGCTCGCTCTGCGTCCGGAAACATCATGCGATTGCTCTTTAGATGTTTGCGAAACTGCGCTTCTGCTTCTTCTTCAGTGGCATGTTTGCTGCTGTACACATAGCCTGTGCCGATGCGATTCCATAGCGGAATGTTCCATACCCATCCGCACTCAATAGCAGTGCATGATGTATAGTTTTCCATTTCTGCTTCTTTGTCAATATACGGAATGACTGTAGCAATCGCTCTGTCATTTAACAGTGTGTCATGGAAGCTAGTGAATGGCTCTTTGAGAGTTTGCTCTAATAGCAGACTCTTAAATCCAGTGCAATCAATAAACAAGTCTGCTTCTAGATATCCACTGTTCTCTGTCCCAATTTTTTCAATTGATCCATCTTCTCTCTGCACAACATCAGTTACTGTATCTAGTAAGTGCGTCATCCCACTCGGCAAGCACAGATTATCTCTAAGCCATGCGCCAAATAAGGTGGCATCCATGTGATATGCTGTGTCTTCACTAAAATTAAACCCACGAATTTTGTAATCCTCGTTTCGTGTCATTTTATTCTTATCCGTCATTAATATGCTGTCGTGATAAAACTCTGCAAAGTTGCTGGGATCAAGATTACCACGGTCGGCTGCTGCTAGGAACCATTCCATTGGGCCGCGAGGTTTATCTGTGAAATCTAAGATGCCAAAAGGATAATGAAACTTGTGCGGCTCCTCCTTTGGGTTTTCTCTAAAGTCAATGAACTTGATACTGGTCTTATATGTTGCATTACATGCTGCCATCCAGTCTTCGTCCTTAATGCCAATTAATGCCAGATATTGATTAATATGTCCGATGGTACTTTCGCCCACACCAATGATAGGAATGTTAGGACTCTCAATGAGAGTTAGCTTAATGTTAGGTAGAAGCCTGGCTATTGCCGCCGCTGTCATCCATCCACTTGATCCACCGCCCACGATGGTAATTGATTTTACGTTATGGTGCATTTTATCTCGCTATGTAGTTTATTGTGATTACTAATCGTCTGTCATGCTCTGCTGGCTTAGTGCTTGCATGGAATCTAAGACCATCAAATACGCAAACACGACCTTTCTTTGGACTGCAACGTTGGGCTACAGTAAATTTATTGTTTGCCACAAAATCATAAAGTGCCTGCTCAGTGATATTTGATTCTTGTATTTCTGCAAGTGTTTGGTCAAATATCACTGTGTCTCCGTCGCTATCACTGATGTAGTAACATGCAGTATAGTGTGGCATTGTGAAGTCCACGTGCGGAGTATTATGATCATCCTTCTTTGAGTGTTTGACTTAGATATCCAATTCTAATGCGTAAC